CATTTACAGGCGGAGGTCTTAAGTTTTGGTTAGAAGGCTACTCCACTACTACTCAAGATACAGTTTCATTTACTCCTAAAGTAAGTGCTACTAACGTATGTGCTGCTATTGTACCAAAAGGAACAGGTGCTATTGTTGCTTCTATTCCCGATGGAACAATAGTAGGCGGTAATGCAAGAGGACAATATGCGGTTGATTTGCAAATATTGAGAAATAACGCTGCTCAAGTTGCAAGTGGTCGTGGTTCTGTTATAGGCGGTGGTGAAAGAAATAGATTGGATGCAAGTAATTTATGGTTTTCGGAACTTTGTGTAATTGCGGGAGGACTTAATAATTATATTGCGGGAAATGTAACGGCAACTATTAGTGGTGGAAACACTAATTATTCTGCGGGTAATCACAACGTAATAGGTGGAGGTTTAAACAATACAATAAACACAAGCAACTTTGGACAATGTGTAATAAGTGGCGGTGGTTCTAATACAATCACAAAAGAATATGCTGTAATTAGCGGTGGAATATCTAATAGTATTAGTGGAACAGGCACTTATTCAGCCATTGTAGGGGGTGCTAGTAATACCGCATCGGGTAGTTTAAGTTTTGTAGGGGGAGGACAATCAAATACGTCAAGCGGTAGTTGGTCAAATGTAAGTGGAGGAAAATCAAACACCGCAGGGGGATATTTTAATGTTATAGGTGGTGGTTTTACAAATAGCGGAACTGCAAACGCAGCCGTAACAACTCAAAGCACAACAACTACAAGTGGAACTACCGCAGCGACACTTTCGGGTGCAAACGCAAATATTAAAGTAGGACAATATATTACAGGAACAGGAATAGCCGATGACACATACGTTGCAGCAATTAGTGGAACTTCGCTTACTCTTTCTAAAAATGCAACTGCAAGTGGAACTAACACTCTTTCTTTCTTTACACCACACGGAGTAGTAGTAGGAGGAGGTAATAACCAAGCAACGGGTTCTTACTCTTTCATAGGTGGAGGAGGAGATGCAGGAACAGCAGCAAATAGAAACATAGCAAGTGGTGATTGGAGTGTGGTAGTTGGAGGACAACTTAACACAGCAGCAGGATTAGGTTCTTTTGTTGGAAGTGGTATATATAACCGAGCAAATGGATTACGTTCTGTAATTGTTGGTGGCGGATTTTCTAGTGGTTCTTCAAATAGAACTGAATCTTCTTATTCATTTATAGGAGCAGGCTCAAGTAATACAATATCAAGTAATGGTTCTAATGATGGATATGCAGCAATTGTTGCAGGCAGTGGTAATACTATAGGTGGCGGTGGAGCAGCTGTTATTGTTGCAGGTGAAAGTAATAATATTTCTAAACCCGAAGTAAATAGTGGAAACTGGTGTTTTATAGGTGGAGGACAATATAATAGAATCACTGGACCTTACTCTAATCATGGTTTCTTGGGAGGAGGTGCTTCTAATACTCTTGGCAATGGTTATGCTATGACTATTGTAGGAGGAGGAAACAACACAACAAATGGTTCGGGTTCTTTTATTGGAGGAGGTAATCAAAATACTATTGGTTCTTATCCATCTGATGCTGCTCTTACGGGAGGTAGGTCAAATACTATTTCTGCTAATGGTAACTATGGTCATATAGGTGGAGGACAAACAAATACGGCAAGTGCAACACATACAACTGTTGGGGGTGGAAATGGCAATACGGCATCGGGTACAGTAAGTACAGTAACGGGTGGATTTTATGCCGTTGCAGATTTGTATGGACAACAAGCACACGCATCGGGAAGGTTTAGTGCAAGTGGTGATGCACAAGCACACGAACTTATTTGGCGTAGAGAAATTACGGGAACTGCTACAACCGAACTCTTTTTAGATGGTGCAAGTGTAGCAGCAATACTTCCGAGTACAAATAGCGTATGGCATGGCATAGTAGATGTTGTAGCTATCTGTACTGTAGCAGGAGCTGGAACCACTGTAGTAGGTCACGTAGAAGCTACCTCATACAAAGTAACTATCAAGAGAATTGGAACTACTACCTCTTTGGTTGGCGGTGTTCAAGAGATTGGAATCACAAATGCCGATGCAAGTATGAGCACCGCTGCTTTTATTATAACTAATAATGATACTAATGAAAGCTTACAAATTGCTTTTACTCCTCCTAGTACAGCTGGTTCGACCACAGTAATTCGTGCAGTCGCTACATTCCGTGGAACACAAATTAAATATTAATCTTATCTTTGAAAAATAAATAAATAAAATCATGGCACTTAAAATTAATGCAGACGTTGTAACAAGTGATGGATTCACTGTACAACCATTCGCTTTCCTTGACATTCAGTTGTACAAGCCTTTCTCAAGAGCTCTTTTGACTTACTACAAAGATGAAGCAGCTTATGTTGCAGGAAACTCTCCTGTGAATGTAACTCTTCCTACTTTGGCAGAAGTTGAATTAACCTCTAGCGAATTCTTTGGTCCTAACTTGGCTAAACTTTTTCATGACAAAGCAATCGAATTGATTGAAGAAGTAACCGGTCCTGGTACTGTTGAAATTGTAGAATAATGAAAACTACTACGTTGCTTTATATTACAACTACATTTTTCGCATTTCTAGGAAGCTATTTCCTCAAACTTGGTGCGGATAATGCTGAGCAGTATTTGGCCGTAGTTTCAGCGGTGATGATAGATGGGTTCTTTGGTGTTTGGGCTGGAATCAAAATCGAAGGATTTCAAACCAGAAAAGCAGTTAAAGTTCTAACAACTTTGTTTGTTTGGATTCTTCTTCTTACTGGTATTCTCTTAATAGAAAAAGGTTTCCAGGGAACTTCCTGGCTAAGTGAGACTGTCTGTGCTCCTTTTATTCTTTTCCAACTTATCTCGGCACTTAAAAATGCCTCTAGAGCAGGTTTAGTTCAAAACGAATTGCTCACTGTCATTCTTGACAAAATAGACAAGCACAAGGCATAATGAGAAGGGGGATTATTCCCCCTTCTTCATTTCTCATATCTATAGATTTCTTTAGAGATATCCATCTGTACATCTTCGTTGTACTGGTCAGTTACTAACTGTAAAAAGTTCTCTGAAAATTTGGAGAACTTTCCTTGTTTAAACAGACTTATATCTCTTGAAAACATAATGTTGTATTTGAATACAAACATAAATCCTTCTGGAGTCTCATAATAATCATAGAAAGATTTAAAGTCTACCATACTAGAAATAAACTCTACTACGGTTACTCCGTCTTTTTTGTTTTTAAAGTGATTGTCATTTATTCTAAAGTGAAAGAAGACACATCTGCGATACTTCTTTCTTGCTCCATAATCGTCTAAATATACTGATAAGAGTCCTACACTACGTAAAAGCCCTAAGCTTCCTTTTTGAAAGATTAAAGAGGAAAGTATACTAGTGGAATAGTTTGTCACAGCTTCAACCATTTCTTTCCTTTATTTAGATAGACATGCATAGGATAGTGCCACACGTTTGTTTCGGTATGCCATTTAAATCTTTTGATAGCTTCAGCAAATCCGTCATAATATTTGTCTCCTTTGTAGCCACCTCGTTCTCCTAGTTCTAAGATGTCAGGAGAACAGATATATTCTTGCGGACTTCCTGGATACCTAAAAGACTCCACTACAAAAGAGAAATTATTTAAGGTGTATCCTTTTTCTACAAAGGACTTAATACAATCAGGCGGATTAGTCTGTAGTCCTTTCCAATAGAAAGCAGCTTGAAAGTAGTATCCCATTTTCCAAAATATCCATTCCCAATTATCTGTAGGACTTTCAGTTACCTTTAAGTCAACTGGATAAATAGTCTTGGTATTGTGGTTTACGTGGATAAGATCCATCAAACCCTTGCAAGGCTCTTCGTCGTAAGTAAAGTTTAATTCTACTTGATAGAAGTTCTCTGTAGTTATGTTGTCTTGGTTAAAGTAATGTCTTACAAAATCATTATACCTAAGACTGTCTACTACGCTTTGGACTTTATTAAATTGTTCAGAGGTTAGAACTTTCTTTCCTTTATTGTTTACAAGAAAGTCATAATAGTCTTTTCCATCTTTATCAAATTTAGTTTTCAAAGCTGCAAGACTAATTTTAGCTCCTGTCTTTTGATAAGCCACTTCTTCGTCTCCTACAATAGAGAGATGCCAAGCATAATCTCCAACTTGTCCACTAGGTTTAATTAAGTCGGTAATCACGAATTGATCGTAAAATACCGACTCTCCTTGGGTAAGGATAAGATCGCAAGCGTCTCCTATCATTACATTTTCTGAAGGCTCTTCATCTTCTAATAGTTCTTGTCCTTCTTGTTCTTGTAATCGTTTAAGAAACAAGTTAGGATGAACTAAGATCTTTTTCAGTAGGGACTGATTAAGAGCCTTGTTTTCCAAATAGTTATTATCTATAATCATATTTTTTATACATTTTCTTTCTGAGCTTATACTCCAATCTTGCTACAGCGTTCCAAGCAACAGCAACATCATGTCCAAGCTCACTATCTTCACCATCCCTAAACAAGTGTCTAAGTAAAGCGTTATCATAAGAGGATACACCTCTTTCTTCTGCTAATCTAAACCAGTTTTCCCAATCGTCTTCCTTCTCGTATTTCTCATGTCCCTCAAGACTTCTTCTTACCACTTCTTTAATGGCAAGAGGAAACTGAGTTCCTAAGACTGTAAAGTAAGGAAGCTTACCCTGGTCAAACTTTAAGTTTTCTTTTTCAAAACTCATTTCTTCACGTAATTGTAAGAGTCTGGAATATCTACTTCTAAGATATCTTTAGCAAAATTAACACATTTATCTATAAATTCTGCTACTTCTGATTTCTTTGCATGCTCCAGACTCATTGGTACTTTAATAGCTGTTTCACTTAAAGGCGAATAAATCTCTTCATAGAAATACATATCCTTTAAAAGTGTAACAATGTCATCTTTAGAATAAGTCTCTCCCTGCATTTCTTCAAACGCTTGTTTAATAATAGGAAGAACTACTCCAAAGAAATAACGAAGCTGGGGATTACTCTTCTTGTCTTCGCTTCTCACAAAACAAATCTCCACATCGCAATAGTTGTCGATTCCAAGGAGTTCCAAGAAATAACTTTGCATTAAATCTCGGTCTCCTTGAAGCTCAACTGTTCCATCAATTTTGCGATGCAGAGTCCCCGGAATGTAAACTCTGTTGATCATATAATCTTATTTTTCTATCTAATAATTCTTCTTTGATTTCTGAATCATTGTCCCACTCTTCTCCTTCAAAGATATAACAATCTTTTTCATCGTCATAGTGGTAAAGATCAAAATCTTCATTGGTAAGATTTATTTCTGTACAAACTCCTTTATTACAAATGAGTTTTCCCTTGATCATCATACCAGGTTCATCATAATCTAAAGTTACTTCACAGCCAAAGACTTTAGATAAAGTCTCAGCTGTTTTAGTAGCAGGAGACCACTTTGTTTGAAATCCGTAACCTCCTCCATAATCATTAATGTCAAATAAATATCTATCGTCTTTGAGCCAGTCTAAACTTTCGCCATGACCGCTTTTTTCTTGACGATACATTAATTTTTCCATTACTTCATTTACTCTTTCAGAGTCTGAAGTTAAATAGTTATCACACCAGTTTGGCATAAATTTTAATTTAAGTACTTGTCATCTTTAGACTTGCCAAACAAAGGACCCATGCTTATCTCGTCTTTAACTTCTTCTATCCTACCAATAGGAGGATCAAACACTTGAAAGCTTTCTCTTTCAGCTAAGAAGTCTGCAATTTCATCAGACATTACATTTACATAGTGAATGTTTCCGTTAGGCAGAATTGCCATCATCATAAACATACAATCGTTTATGGTTATATCGTCTTTCTTTTTCATTTCTTTTTAATTTATACAAACTACATTTGGTTCTCCGTCATGATTTATTTCTAAATAACTTTGGTCTGGATTTTCTACAGACATAAGTGCTGGTGAAAACCAAACTGGTTGAAAGCTATTACCTTCATCATCTGAAGAGTGAATAACTAAAAAATCCCCTGCTTGGGGATTCTTTTCTAATAACTCGTTGAGTGCGTTTAAATATTCTTTTAGTGTCATAAATTTTCTATTTCTTTTCTCTTAATACTATTGAGTAACGTTTGTCTGTTGCTTTTAAGTTGTGTTCCCACTTATGTCTCTTCTCTCCGCTAAACTTAACTAGAGAGTATCTAGGCAAAAAGTAAGATTCTATTTGATCTTCTAATCTAAACTGTAGAGTAGAGTCACTTAAAAGACTAATTACATAAATTGTTTCCCCGGCTAAAGGAGAGTCTATGTGCCAACCAATTTCTTGATTAGGCATATACTCGTTAATAGTCACGGAGTCAAAGCTTATGTCTTTTTTAAATCTATCAAAAATTTTAGGTATAGTTTTAGAAACTATTCCTTTTCCATAAACCCTAGAAGAACCATATCTAATTACTTGGTTGCGATATTCTCCCTGTTGTGCCTTATTAGGCATCAGCTTGATTATCTCATCCTCAAACTCCTTGTCTACGTAATTAGGAATTACTTCAATCATACTAATTCCTAGTTAGTAATTTTTTTGAGTTCTTCGTAAACTTCTTTCCAATCGTTGAGTCTTAGAGTCATTTCTTTTGCGTCATTTAAACAACCAGCAAAAGCAAGATCTTCTTGATACTTTCTAATAATTTGAGATACGTGGAATAAAGCTCCGTCTTTTGCAGAATTATGTCTTGTACCCCAAGCTAAATTTTCTGGAGTAAAATCATAGAATTGACTGTAAAGCTCATTTGCTTTCTTCTTCGCTTGTCCTTCTATCAGTGTCATAGGTTATATTTAAAATAATTTTTCCTGGTTCAGAAGATATTGAAGCTACCTCTGTTCCTTTTAAGTCTGGAATAAGAGTACCTAATCTCATTCCTACAAATAAATAAGGACCACCAGAAGGATCTGCACTATGCAACTCTCCTTCTGTATCGGTACTATACCATACGTAATCAGGATTATATCCTGTTACAATTACCTTATCTTCTTGTAGGTCAAAGTTAATCTTGTCTCCGTAGCGATTGGTGTAAGTATGTTTCATTTTTTAATTGTCTCTTCGTACATTTTATCTAGTATGTCGAAACTTATCTCCTCTTCAAAGTTAATAAAATTTTCAGACACATTTCTCCTTCTGAAACTTTCGTCTATTAACTTAATAAAGAAGTTGTTCTTAGCCTTTGCTTCTAAAGCAGCCTTTCTTATTTCTGGACTAACATCATGTTTGATAGCCTCATACATAATTGAAACTGCTTTAGAAAGCAAATAGGTTTTACGAACATCTTTAAGAACTAGTTCTTCTTTAGTTGTCATCTTTTTTATCTAATAGTTCTTGTTTAGATAAGACAATGTGATCAAGAAGCTCTAAAGTAGCCCTATCTTTAATGTCAATTATGATAGAGTACTCACTTTCTCTTACACTAATTTTGAAGTCGTTTAAATTAAATTCCATCTAACTTAAGTACTTTGTTAAGATTTACCTCTACGCAATCCTCTAGTTCTTGTCCTTCAAAAGTTTTTCCTAACATCCTATCAACAACTGTTCCTGAAGGGATGTATCTTTTCTCTACTACAGAGTAGTCCCCTTCAGTTTCTTCAAGGGGATAATACTCGGTATAAACTTTAACTTGTTTGCGAATTACTCGCATTCCCTCCATTGAGGCGGTTTCTCCTAATATTGTTATTTTCATATCTAATTTATTTTTTCCAGTAAGTTGCGATACAAGGTTCTGCTTTTAGAGGAACTCGTTTACAGAACTTGGCACCAGCTTTTTCCATAGCATCTACTAAAGCCTTTGTGGTTTGTTCTACAATTTCCTCTGGACATTCTATAACGTTTTCGTCATGGATTGTGTTTACAAATTTAACGATAAAAAGTAAATTATTTGGAATTAAATAATCTTGCCAGAAATAAACTCCAGAAAGTTTTGTGATTTCTGCCGAGCTGCCTTGAATAGGAAAGTTAAGACTCATCCTTTCTATCTCACCTTTCTTGATGAAATAGTTTCTTACCTTTTCTTTCATGTCTAGAAAGGTAGGAGAGCTAGATCCTTTCTTCTTGTACATTTTATATCTGTCCCAGAATTCTTTTGTAAACTCTTTTTCTTGTTCTACAAACTCGTCATAGTAGTCTACGTAGGATTTCTTTCCTGTCTCAGGTGCAATTAAAACGTAACCGTTTTCTATTCCAAACTTCTTTACTTGATCAAAGTAATCTTGTAATCCAGGAAATGCCTCGAAGTATCCATTATAAACCTTTTCTGCTTCTTCTAGAGATACGTTAAGTTGGTCTGCGATTGCTTTGGGTGTACCACCGTATCCGATAGCAAAACCTGCAACCTTTGCAGCTTGTCTTTTTCCTTTATGTTTCTTTTTAATCTCGTCAACTGTTAAGTTCTCAAGCTCAGAATACATTTTGGAAGCAACAAAAGAATGCATATCTGCAAGTCCTTTGTCGTAAAATTCTAATAAGTTTCTATCCATAGAACGATTGGCTAGAACAACTTGTTCTTGACCTGAATAATCTACTCCTATAATCATGTTACCAGGTTCTGCTATGAAACAACTTCTTGTCTCTTCGTCTGCTGGAATATTCTGCATATTGGGAAGATCTACTTTCATAATCTTATCCTTACCACCAGATGATAGTCTGCCGGTATTCATAAGCTGTTTATATGAAGTATGAATCCTTCCGCTTACAGGATTAACTAACTTAAGCCAGTTATCGCCATAAGTTCCTATGTCCTTTTGACACTCTTTATACTTGCAATAAGTTTCTATAATTGGAAACTTTGAAGCAAACTTAAGAAGGTGTCCTTGTTCTACGGTATCTTTTGCGATTCCGCTTTCTATCACTGTTGTATTGACTCCTAGTCCTTTGAAGAAATCAATTACTTGTTTAGGGGAGTTCCAATTTATATTGGTTCCTATTCCTTGACTAAACAAGTCTGTTTGATTATCTATGAATCTGGTTATTCCTTGGTCAAGAATAAACTTATTCAATTGATTTTCGTAAACCTTCATCTCCTCACGGACTTTATCTGTCTTAGCTTTCCATTTGTCTACGTCTAGTTTAATTCCGCAATATTCGATATAAGCTAGAACTAAAACAAATCTATTGTCTAGCTCAATTGAGACTTTGAGTTCTTTCTCTTCTATAAATCTTTCTTGAATAGATTTAATCTGGTGAAGATATCTTACATCTTCACAGCCATAAACTACAAGTCTTTCATTTATATTTCTAGAGATACTGTTTCTTACGTCTTTATCTAGAGTGACTCCAAGATAAGTTTCACACAAAGAAGCTAAACTAGCCTTATGATTGCTGATTCCAAGATATAGGGTACGTTCTGCAAGAAAGGTATCATAGATACTCGTGGGAACAATACGATTGTGATAGAGAAACCTAAGATCAAACTTACCATTCTGCATGATAAGAGTCTTAGTTTCAAGTAAGTTTTTAAATAATTGTATGTCAATGGTTAAACAGTCTATAAAAAATTGATTGTCTGAGTCACCCAACTGAAGACTAACTAAGTCTACAGTATAAGGATCGAAGCCAGTGGTTTCGGTATCCAAAGCTATTTCAGGTTTATCTTTAAAATAGTTTAGACACGCCTCTACCGTACCCATTTGAAATTCTTTAGACTCAATGGGTCGGTTACTAATAAAATATCTCATTTAATTAACGGATCAACAATTTGTTCGTATTTAGACTGAGCTTCTTTTAGTAACTCGTACTTTTGTTCTTGAGAGAAGTTTCCGTCTTGCACTCTATTTAAGTAGTGCTTGAACACATCGTAAATTAATCTTCTGTCGTTATTGTTCATCTTCAAATGTTTAGCCGACAGCTCTAACATTTTTTCTGTATTCCCTTCTTCCCAAATCTTATTTAAAGATTTGCCTAAGTTCCAAACGTGGTGAGGTGTGTACATGTTACACACTTTGCACAAAGGAGCAAGGTTTCTAAGACTGTACCTAGTTGGACCCTTAGTTCTTCCTACAAAGTGACCACATTGAGAGTACTTAGGTTCTAAGGGAATATCACAAGCGTGACATTTATTCTCATGTATAGCTCTAACTAACCAGGAGGTTACTTGATCTAATTTACTTTGAGTAATGGTTTCTTGCTTGATTCTTTTTTTGTACTCTTTGCGTATCTTTTGCTTTTCTTTCTTAGCCTTCACTACACAAGTAGCACATAATCTTTTGGTTTTGTTTGCCAGTGGTTTTACTTTACCACAATCTGAACAAGGCTTCTGAACTACCTCTTTGGTGACTTCTCCTTTAACAGGAATCTTTTTAGGTTTTGGTTTTCTACTTAGCATGCTTTTACAAATATACACTCATTCTGTATAAAAGCAAAAAGGAGGAGAATTTCTTCTCCCCCCTTTTACTCAGATGGCGGCATGCAAGATGTCCTACAAAGATAAAGATAGATTTGTAATTACCAAGAAGCTTGATAAGAAAAATCTGAATTATATCCTTTGGCCATTTCTTGAACGTAAGGTCTAAAGATCTCAATAGTTCTGTTAACCTCATCAAAATAATAGTCGTCGTACTCTTCACTACCAAAGAAAAATCCAGAAGTAGTTGGAAGAAGTTCTTCTGCTAAACTGTGATTACTGCTGACTTTTTTTAGAATGTCATACAAATCAGCTAAGTCTTCTGAACTAACATAAATCTCTTGACACTCATCCCTTCCGTGTGCACAACGATTTACTATCCAGTTGTGAAGTGCGTTGAATTTTCTCCAATAAGCTACTTCTTCTGTAATATGAGAAATCTTTTCTGTATCAATGTCAGTTACTACTTCTCCGCCTTTTTTAATTATAATTTCGTGACGTCTTTCAGGAGCTGTGTGTTCCCAGTTCTTTACATAGTTGTCACGATACATATACATGTCTAGTCCCATAGTCTTAAAGTGTTGGAATTAGATCTAAAGCTCTATTATTAATTCTATAGCCTGAACCTTCAACCAAAGACCTTCTCAAATCTTTCTGAGTATCTATATGGTTAGTGAACCTTGTTACTCCGTTAAAGAGTCCCCACTGAGTATAGCCGTGAATCTGTGTGTCAACAGCAATAGCTTCTTTAAGTTTAACTAAGCGGTTGTCTGAACGAGTATTCTCGTTTACTCCTAAGATAGCTCTGAGGAAATCATCATCCACCTTAGTAGGAATAATAGTGCCACTCATTTCTTCGAACTTTTCAACTAAGAGATTCTCTTCAAGCATACCAGCTTTCATTACTTCTACCATAGCTCTGATTTTATCAGCAGCTCCTTGGGTGTGTCTTACTCTTTCTAAGTCTCCCATAGCTTTAAAGAAAGTATTACGGCAAACAACTACTACATTAGTAGTGCCAAAGCCAATAGGACTTTGACCGTCATGAGAATTTAAAGCTGTAAGATACCTAAGCATATCGCTTCCACCTATCTTTTTGGTTTCAAGATCCAGCTGATAGTAAACTCTTTTACCACCAGATAGAGTACCACCTCTACTAACTTTTATTCCAACTGATTCTGCTGCTTCATAAAGAAGAGACAGAAGATCATAGTTCTGCATTATAGTGTAACGACCTCCTACAGCTGCAAAGAATTCTCCGTTACCTTCACGGAATAATCCATAAGAGTCTGTTCTCCAACCGTCTTCGGTAACTAAAGGTTTTTTAACTACGTTGTAGTTTGTTCCTGAACTAGCGAGTAGTTCGTTCATTGTTTGATTATTGAATGTCATTTTCTTGGTTATTAAAATTGTTTTCTAATTTATCTTTTTTTAATGTAATTTTATCTGATCCACATCTAGGACATTCTTTAAATGACATTGATGCAATCTTTATCATTTGTCCTAAGTTCTCGTTTACTTCTTCTTCGTTAAACTCTTTGGTTTCTCCTAGAAGTTTACCGCAATCGTGGCAGATAGCTAAATATTTCATCTCTAATAATTAATTAAGTGGATTCAACCACTGTACTTTGTCTCCGTTTAATTTAAAACAAATCTCGTCTATTTCAGACCACAACTTGTTGTGTTCCCATTTCTTTCCCGAATAGACTTCGGTTACGGGATGTGGTCTTTCTATTATGTAGTTAAAGAAAGTACTAATAACAGGTTTAAATCTTTGAGCATCTTTACCCAAAAGTACAAAGACTAATCCTGTATTATAATGTTGGATTTTTTGTAGCAAAGCTAAAGTAAAATCTTCCCACAACTGTACATGAGAACCTGGTTTGCCTTCTTCTACGGTTAAAGCAGAGTTTAAAAGCAAAACTCCTTCTCCTGGTAAAGCGTGCCAATTAACTTTTCCTTCTCCTAAATCTTCTTGCATACATCTTGAAAGGATTCTAAGTGAAGGAGGAACATAATTGGGATCTCTGGGTGCAAATGAGAGTCCACAAGCTACTGGTTCTCCCTTATACAAGTTAGGGTATGGATCTTGACCGATCCATATTACCCTTAACTTATCTAAAGGACACATCCAAAAAGCCTTAAAGACTTCTTCAGACTTTGGAAAGACGTTTACTTTCTGTCTTCTCTCCGCTACTTGCTTCCCGATTTTCAGCAACAACTCCTCCTGATCCTTCAGAAGTTTCGCCCAATCCTCCGGCAGTATTTGATTCAATATAGACATTTAAATATTCGTTAAAATTTGACCAAAAATTATAATAAGGTTTCTCTACACTAATTCTGTCTTCTACACTACGTACAGAATGAATTACGGTACTATGGTCTTGGTCTCCCATAAATCTACCAATTCTCTTTAAGCTCCAGTTTGTATTCTTTTTAAGCCAAGTAGATATGAATTGTCTAGCAGTTACAAGTTCTTGACTTCTTACTCCAGATATTATTGTAGGCCACTTATACTTAAAGAAGAACTCTACCAAGTGTTCAAAGTCTTTAAGCGATTCATTCTTTCCTACGTTTATATCAGAAATAGTAATTTGAATTCCTGGTCTTAATGTAAATTCTGAATAGAACTCTGGTTGAAAGTAAATGAAAGCAGAATTTTCCATCATACAATCTTTTACAATGTCTGCTACTGTCTCTTTCATTTCAAAATACGGAACTTCTATTTTAAATTCCTGCTGCATTTTAGCTGCAATCTCTCTATATAATTTTCTCTCTCTTATGTAATTACCCATTTTATTTATTTGTTATCTCTAGTATGGTTTCTTTGCCTAATTCTTTAAATATGTCCGACGGGTCTTTAGGCAGACTCTTATCGTGAACAATACATTCTAATCCGTACATATCTGCCATCTTTTTACAGCCTATTTGTCCAGCTTCATCGTTATCGTACCACAATCTTATTCGTTTAAATCTTAACTTGAGGATGTTGAAAGCATTCTCGCTGATAGGAGTGTTCTCACTTCTTACAGCTACAGCTGGTACTCCACAAGCATAAAGAGTCATACAATCTTTACGACCTTTGGTAATGATTAGCTCTTCTCCAGACTCAGGTATTTGATTCCAACCTTCTAATAGTCCGCCAAAGAAATTAGTTCTAAACTTATTTTTCTTACTTGCGAAAGGACGATAAAGTTTAATCTTATCTTTCTCTAGATACCGATAGCAAGGATCAAAGTCATTCTTAATATACCATAGCTTACCGTTAATCCAAGCCTTATCGACTTTTCTTACGTCATAAAACTCTAGTATGTCTGGAGTGATTCCGAATTGTTTCCAGTATTCAAAGTCTTTAGATTTAAAATAAGTCAAAGTAACTCTGATGTCTGCTGGATTCAAAATGATTGGAGGCTTTTCTTCTACTCTTAAGGATTGGAGTTCTGTCATACTCAAGTCGTTAATCCTAAAGTCGGATTCTATCTTATAAAGTATGTCAGGAAACCCGTAACCCGTTCTGAGTTGAGCAACATCCAACGGACTAAAATATACTTGTTCAGTTGCATAGTCTACGAAATAAAGATTTCCTTTCTGAGTCCATCTGAATACACAGCTGGCAGTTCTATCGTCTCTAAAAGGATTGATGTATTTTTTGCCTATCTTGACAGGTGCAAGATAGAACTCCATAATGTTCTGCTGTCCTATCAAATCATAAATTTTCTGGACTGTAGGAATAGTTTCTATCTTAGTTATGTCCATAAAGCAAAGGTAGTTAATTTAGTTTTAAATTAAAAATAAAAAGGGAGGGTTTCCCCTCCCCTTCTACACATATATGGAAATTAGAACAAACCTCCGGAAGTAGAACTTCCTGAAGTGGAGGGTGAATAGTTAGGCTCATCATCTACGGTGAAAGGATTTCCATCGTCAACAAACTCCTTCAACAGGAAAGAGTCTCCATAGAAATCTTTGCAGCCATATTGACCTTGAAACTTCTTCTTTACATAATCTGTAATAGGAGAGTTCAAAGAAAGAATACCTTTAGTAAATACGCTTTGAAATTTACCGTCACGAATAGTCAAAGGAATCTTAACTCCCATGCCTTTATCGTTAAGTGCTCCAAAGAAGTCTCTGAGTTCGCCAACTTTACCACTTGCTATTGCACTCCAAGAGTCAAGCACAAAAGGCTTTTCTTTTGGTCTTGCATTTGCATAAGATTTAAGAAGTTCATAAACATCTTCTTCGCCAGTCTTTGCTTCACGAACAGACTTCATATCCAAACGATAGTTAGGATCTTTAGATTGTTGATCTTCACTCAAAGCTGCTAAGTCTACAGCCCAAGCAGTCTTTGTGAAGTTGTCAATATATTGACGCTTACCGCTATTTTGACCTACAACAGACTCGCTGTTTACCCAAAGACTAAACTTACCAAATAGTTCGGTGTCACAGCTTGGATGATTCTTATACCAGAAGTCAAGTCTCATCTTACCTTCGGTCTTATCATAAGCTGGATCTTTGATCTTGTCTAGATCTGTATTAAAGAGTTTAGCCAAACCTTTTTCGTCTGGATTTACTGCTACGATTTGAACAGGAGCATAGCCTGTGTAAAGTTTCTTCTCAAAACTGCCTGAGTTTTCTTCTACGTCATTTAAATTAATTGCCATTGTTTTTGTTATTTAAGTTTAAGTTATTTATTTTCATTGGTAAAAATAGGAGCATGATCTCCAGGCTCCATCGAATAAAGTTCTACGGTTGATTCTCCTCCGTTATTGTCGGGAGTCAGCATATCAATTGTGTCTTCAAGCGGTTCCCATGGATAATTAAATTCTCCTGTCTTTAGCTTGTTGACAGCTTCTTCTTTGGCTTTATCCAAAGACTCGGCTTCTATCTCAAACTTGGTTCTAAACCAAATAGTAGCCTTTTCGTCTAATTGAAATTGAAATGTTTTCATTAGCTGTAATATTCGTCAATCTTTTCTGAAACCAGCTTCAAGTCATTAGGGATAAGAGTGTTGTCAAACATTCCCATTGGACTTTTAGCAGGACGTTTCTTAAATCTATTAGTCAAGAAGTGATATTCCATTCCGTTCTTTCCTTCATCTACATAAGTATAAAGACAGATAGTGAACAATCCTTCTAGATTAATATTGTTGTCCAACATTTTGCCGATTGTCTTCATTTTGTAGCTTACAATCTCTCCGCCATCTTCTACGGCTTCTGAGTGACCTAAGCAGAAAACTTTCAAATCAGCTCTTAGTCCACGAACAGCAGACAAGATATTGAACATGTTTTGACCTATCTGAGAAAATTTGGTATAACCAATCTCAGTTGCTCTTTTCATAAACTCAAAGCCCATTACATACTGAATGTCGTCAATTACGATATTCTTTACGTGGTTTCCTTTGTCGCTAATGTTCTTAAGCAAGTCTACTATCTCTTTAGAAGTAGAGATTTCAACATAGTTCTTTTTCTCCAAGCTGTACATCTTTGAAGCTCCTTTAAAAGGCAATTCTTTACCGGCTACACCGATAATGATTGTTTCTTCGGGATTCAAAGTCCTGATGCTTGTTGATTTACCTTCACCTGAAGGTCCGATAATTCCGATTAATAGTGCCATATTTAATTTTGTTTTCTTTTTTCTGAGGTTGTCCAGCCAAAGAAGCAAGTAAATTGTATTGCTGCTTTCATACAGGCTGGTTTGCTTTTAGTACTTAATGTCATGAGCTCTTTTCTAGCACCGCTGGTTTTGTAGAGATAATCTGCTAACCAGTCTGTAAATTCATTTTCTTGCTCTTCTGTCCATCTATAATTTAAGTACCAATCATCTGTCTTAACGTACTCGTCTGAATAGGTAATACCCGTTCCCTCAAACATTTTCTCTAATATAATCCTTAAGTGGCTACCTATTGGTTTGTCTCTCATATTTTTTGTTATTTACTCAAATTTACGATAAATAATTTAACTTTCCAAGTTAAATTGTTCTATTTTACTCTTATTTACATAATATTCATAGTTATTTCTGCTAGTACCCATGTTCTGTGCTTTTGGTAATTCCTCAAAGTGCGGAACACCTCTAGAGAAATATAGTCCTAATCTGCCTGATAAGCCAGACAAACGATCTTTTAAGAACCTTATGCTACGATAGTTATCTTGGAAGATATTAATGTCATATCCTTGGTGGACTTCTATGTCGTAACGAAAAGGAGCAAAGATACCTAAGACTACATCTGCTGATCGCTGGGTAGTCTTACAATCAGCCAAATCAGCTAGCGAAGGTTCTAGTTTAGCTTCAATCAATTCACCTCTATTAGTAAATTGTTGAGACTCGCCACTAGAAGCTTGCTGTTGGATAGGAACAAAGATTAAATTATATCTCTTACAGAATATCTCAAGACCATACTGATCTACAAAAAACGCCAAAGTCTCTCTTAAATCTAAAGTAACTCCTTTAAGAGACTCTGTGTGTAAAAGAGAAATATGATCTACGACTACAAAGTAGTAAACATCTTCTTTATGTTCGTAATAAAGAGGATACTTGTGTTCATCTCTTTCTTCGTAAATCATTTTACCTTTAGTTGGGTCCTCGAAATATCTTTCGATATGTTTCTTTATTCCTGTGGGATTAGAGATGTGGTCTATAACTTCCACATGATCTTCAAAGAACTTTAAGAATCCTGAGTCTTTTGCTTCTTTGATCCACTCTAAAATTTGTTTTGGTACTACATACTTACCATAACTCAACATCATTTCTGGAGTTACAATCTTTCTATGATTATAGTAGATTGCAATAGAGATTGCTTCTAGATAAAGCTTTTCTTTTGATTCTTCAAGTGCAAACCAAAAGATTTTAGTTTTAAATGGCTTTTCTTTCCACTTCATATAAGTCGAAACGATAGTAAGCCATTTGGTAAACTTTGACTTTGCAATACCTGAAGACGCAGTAACAAGATACATTTTGCCTTTAACCCAACCAGGATAATTATACTCGTCGGTTAAGCGGTCAAAACTCCAAGGTATAGAATTATAGTTACCGTCTAGACGATTCTGACGGTTCTCTTCTACCCTTTTGTATATCTCTTCAAACTGCATTACAAGTCTCCTCCAAAACGATTCTCCGTTTTAGGCTTATTTCCTTCGTTAAGATAAGTTTCGCACCAAGTAGCTAGGTCTGAAGTCTCACTTCCCTTTTCGGTTCGTTTAAAGATAAAATAGTGAGCTTCTCTAATAAATTGTGGTTTACCCTGTTTTCTCCAATATCCGATATACATGTCGGTTGCTCCAAGAATTGTTTGTTTATCAAACTTAAATTCTCGAATGAACCTTGTCATCTTATCGGATACTTGTTTAACAGAGCTTGTTTTTCCTACGATGCCTATGTTCTTTCTAGAAAATTTGTCAATGTATTGTGGTATCCAATCCGCTTCTGTTACTAGTCCAAGGGATTCAGATCCTTCAGCTCCTATTTTTTCTAGTGCGTCTGGTGTCCAATACCACTCGTTGTCTTTTTGGACTAGTAGTCCCAAAGCTTGCCACTCTCGCAATTTCTGTTCTGTCTCTAGTAGTTTCCAGAGTACTTCGTAAAATGTTAGTTTCATTGTCTAATTTCGTTTGGGGGGTTTCAAAATTACGGATATAAAGCATTCTTGTCAAGTATTCTTTTTCAGTTTCTTCTGACTCTTCCTCATACCAGTAATCTAATTCTGATGGGTTCATTTTTTCTCATTAATTATAATCCACCAATGATGATGTCCTACCACAAAAGATATTTGCGTATAAGTAGGGTTTCGAATAATGTTAAAGTAGGGAGTAGCAAATTGCCAATAGCCTTTTGGAAGACTTGTTCCCCAACGTGTATAATTGATTTTCATTTTATATTAATCTAAAAATACTTTTAAGGTTCTACCTCCGTCTTGAAAACTCAGTTCAATAGAACTAAAATCTCCTAACTCTTGGTATAAGGTAAGAAGTCTTCCTATCTCATATGTATTCTTTGCATGATTGATTACTTCAAACCTTGTTATCTCAACAGAATCAATTGCAGAAGATTCTTTTATCTTCTCATACTCACTTAGAATATACTCAAGCGGAGCATCTGGAGTAAAGTTTTCTTTTACCCATTTAATAAGTTCTTCGTCTTTCTTCATTTGTTACCTCCGCACATTTCATAAATTTCTTCTACGGACTCAGTTACATAGGCAGTAGTAACCATAGCACCTCTGCTTTCAATCTTAGTTACGACTGCATTTTGTCCACTGGGGCTTCTGAGTGTAAACTCACTTGCTTTGATAATGCTTTCAGTTCCGATAAGTACGGATAACTCTTCACTAACCCAAGAATGTGCTGTTAATTTAATTACGTTTTTCATTTTGTTATTTGTTATTCGAATTCATATGAAACTTCTGTCACATAAAATGTTGAACCGTCCCAACCAGGAGAACGCATATTCAATACATATATATCATAGTAACCATACGTATCTTCTTTTTCTGAATTGAATATGTAGTTCCAGTCGCTTATATCATCTTCTTCTCTCAATTCTAATTTTATATCTTCTTTGAAAAAATCTGTTAATCTTTCTTGTAATGTTTCAAGATTAAATCTTCCATGGATTAAGGATTCTAGATGCTCAACCACTTGTTTTTGTTTGTCTGTCATGGTTATTTATTGTTTATACAGTCCATCTTTTGCATCTTCATTCATAATGTCTATTATTAGTTGTTTTTGTTTTTGTTTGCTTAAAATGTGATTTGCAAACTCCGCCATTAAATCGGCTACTTCATAAGCGTTGCTATTTGTTCGGTCTGTGACCATTGGGTGATTCCAAATGTCTTTATTCTTTTGCAGCCATTCTTCGGCATCCGATCTGTCAACTTCGTGTGTCATAACTTTTCAACTTCCTTTTTTACTTGTTGCCAATAATCTATTGGAGTCATATCTGTATATCCATTTTCAGTCTTCTTGTCTGAAAATAATGGATTATTAGGATTTGAGTTAATTATCTCATCAACTGCAATCAATGCACATTCTTTTGCAAAGAAAGAATTGCCATTTGTTTGAGTAAATTTATTAACTAATTCTTCTGCTTTTTCTTTTGGTGTCATTTTACTTCATTTACTGTTCTACATACTTCACACAACCTTTTGTTATAAGGAGCAAGTCCTAACTTAGGTGTATGCATTGTTTCTTTTTTACAAGTGGGACAATACTGCTTGCTTCTTGTAGTTGCTACTGGATCTTTTTTCATTTCTATTAAATTAAAAGTAAGGTCCCAAATGAGACCTTACTGAGTTAGCTTTTTGTACTCGCTTGTAATACTCTGCTGGAACTGTTTGTAGTTCTGAACAAACTCATCTAAAGACTCATAAGAATCATACTTCTCACGATGTAAGTATCCAAGACGATGAAAGAGTAGTCCTTTAATTTTCTCTAGTCTAATGGTTTGACAATGCGTATTTATTTCTACTGGTTCATAGTCATACATTACATTAAGTTGAGTTCTGTTTACATCTGTTTCTCCTTCAAAGTAAATAGAAGCATTTCCACTACGAGGATTTTTAATGTAGTATTCTTCTCGGAACATTAGCTCAGTTCCTCTAGCAAAAATTTCTACAGGACTAAACTCATTGTTAAACTCGTCTATTTGTCTAAAGAAGTCTTGTTCTAGTTGTTTAGCTATAACTGCGTTAAAATCAAAGACAGACTTTTTAAATGCTTCTGTGTCGTCTATACCTTTCTTTACAGCTTGTAGGGAGAAACGACTAGACGTTTCTACTTTAGGAGGATTTAATTTACTAAATTCCTTCTTGAGGTCTTCTATTAGGTTTTCTTGAAATTGTGTTAAATTCATTTTTCAGTTATTTAGGTTTTATCCATGTAATATTTTCTTGTCCGTAGTACTCTAAACCTTTTTTAGTCCAAGCTACGTCTCTTGTATTATTCATACAGATTATGTGTAGTTCGGCTTTTTCTCCTTCTAAGAAATTAAGAGTTCTTGCGATTCTTTGAGCTGCCTTAGAAGAAGAAGCGTAAGTATGTAAGAGTACTGCTCTATTAAGATTAGGAAAAGTCACACCAGCGTTTAGCTGATTGATTGTGGCGAGGAAATTGATTTCTCCTGAATTAAACTTTTCTAAAGCTTCTTTATTGGTAGCTTCGGAGTTTTTTGAATGATAGGTGTAGCGACAAATCTCATTACATTGTTGAATAGTTTCTACAAAAACAAGACATCTGTCGAAGCTACTCAACAGTTCTCTAAGTTTAGCCCATTTAGTAGGACTACCGGCTATACTCTGGATTAGTTTAATCATCATAGCAAAGTTGTCGTTACAATGCATTTCAAAGAAATTAACTTTAGCTTTCTCACTCCAGAATCCGCCAGACTTTCTGGGAATATCTCTTTTCTCGCTTGGATCAACTAAGTGTACGTAGATATGATAAGGTTTATTTAAGATTCCTGTGGTCTCATCAATAGTCCTTTCATATCTTACAGGACACAAAGTCTCAATAAAAAATCTTTTTCTTGTTCCTTTACGTGGAAGCGTGCCTGTTAATCCGTTTAAAGTCTTAGGACGATTGCTCATTACAAAATTCCACTTAGCTTCAGAGAGCTGGTCTATTTCGTCTATTAGTACGCAATCGTAATCATTTAAGTCATGTTTGTCTAAACTAGCAAAAGTGGTAAAAGTGATATGACTAATATCAAAACCAAACTTTTCGCTATCAGACTTCCAAGCTTCATAAATAGACTTGTTAGGATAAGCTACCAGAACTTCGTCATAGAAGTCTGCTACCTTTAATCCTACAACAGTCTTTCCTGATCTCATAGGCATAACAGCACAACCGCTTCTTCCTTTTAAAGACTCGTAAGCCTCGTCTTGATATTGTTGTCTTATATCGTTACTCATTTTTTCTTTTAATTAAAAAGAAAGGAGAGCATTAGCTCTCCTTTCTTCAAATATACAAAACAAACTTAAATATGCAAAATAGATTTAAAATTTAATCTAATAAGTCTGACTTAGTGTCAAACCAGTCTTCGGGTACATAATAATAAGAACCGCAATCTTCACAAGCTACTGTTCCGTTAATGTCTTCTACAATGTGTTCACTGAAACAGCAAGGACAATATCCATCCATTAGACATTCTTCTACTTCCTTGTCTGTAACATCAATAGTTCCATCAGAAAAGATATGACGATAGTCTTTGTTCTCCTTGAGTTCTGTGTTTACAGTAAACGAGTTATTGTAACTTAAATTATCATAAACGTCATAGAACTCATCATAGCGATCATAATAAGTACTTTTAGTTTTGTAACTACTTCCGTAATCAATGCTCATAGCTCTGTGAAACCACTTTGTTCCGCCAAGCTGTACAAGACACTCATAACCAAAGTTAATAGAGTTCTCTAAAGCTTGAATAGAAGTGATCTCTTGATCAGAATGCTCATCAAAATAGCCGGCACCGATATTACAACCGATACAATTTACTCCGCTAAGCTTTACGATTTCGCCTACGTCAGTAAAACTACCAGTACTTTCTATTACGTGATACTTGTTCATTAGACCAGCAGCTGCATGTACAAACTCTGAACTACAAGTGTGAACTCCATTAGTTCTTGTGATTAGTTCTAACCCATTGTAAGAGTTGCGATCCATTTGAAAGATCATAGAACAATCCGCAAAGAACAGAGGATCAGCTTGTTTAGAACCTACGGCACCAATCTCTTCATCCTTGAAGAAGCCTAGTTTAATCGTATCTAAACGATCAAGCATCATCAAAGCAAAGAGATTACCATTCTTATCATCAAAGCCTACACCACACTGAAGACCAGTATCCATATCCATACCATAAACCCATTTCTCATTTCTTTCGATTTTAAGATTAGGAGTATAGTCTTGATTGATGTCAGTATGACACACGACACAAGGATACAAATCAGCCTCACCTTTAACAACATAGATATTTCCATAGTGATCTACGGATATTTCTAGTCCTGGTTTCTGCTTAAGATAATCAAGTAGCCAAGCTACATAACGATCTTGATGTTGGGTTTTACTTGGACTCTGCTTATAAAGCAAAGTATAAAATAGATCCCAGTCTATCTTAATTTCGTTATCTAGTTTAGGAAACTCAGGTTTTTGGCTACTTTTATAGTAGCTGTTATAATATGAACTCATTGTTGTTGATTGGTTGGATTGTGTAACTTTCGTTGGTTGTACTGCTTTCGTTGATTGCTTGATTTGCTTGGTTTTCTTGTATCTTGCTTTCTTCTTTCGTTTTCTGGACATTTTCTCTTAATTTAACTTGTTCTAATAATTCATAGTAACGTTCTGACTCGGCTTCAACATATTCTCCTTCAATATATTCAATATCTTCAGAGTCTTTGTGATACCATTCTCCGTTTACTTCTACTGTGTAATCTCCGGTAAACTCATACCACTGACCTTCGTGTCTAACTGCATAGTCGCAAATATCATCGTCTGTGTAATAGTTGCCTTCATAACTTTCAACTACATCGTCATTATGGGCATAATCTCCATTATGAAGTTCTGTTACGTCATCTACGTGATAATATGCTTGTACATACTCACACCAAACAGCACTATCGCTAATAATACACTCGTCATCGTTTGTATGAGTACAACAGTTAGAACACATGTACTCGCCTCTATAACGACCCATAGTAATTTCGTATAGACTGTCTGAGTTTTCATAACTTCCGCAATAGCTACATTCGCTGTTATCAGTATTACCTTCTGCATCTGTAAGCTCTTTGTCATAACTACTATTGCAATCATTAGACAAACCTCTGCCTGTATCTAGATATTTGAAAGTATCCATATAAGGATAAGTGTCAAAATCTGTATGCTTTAGAGGTATAAACATATCTTTGCCTTTATTGTAACAATCATGGTAAGCTTCTAGTCTAGACCTCATAGCGATTTTGGTATTTTCGTCTATTGCATAGATTCTATCGTGCCATCTTTCAGTTTCACTTATGTTCCAAATCAAAGATCTAGCTGCAACTTTATCTTTCTTTAAGAGAATTGCAAGACTAATCTTGTCTGGATTTGCACAATAAATACCTAGATAAGGCTGACAATAAGAATAACGCATACAACTGCTACCTAACTCGCCACTTTGCTGATAATAATTATCTTCGTGATAAGCCCAGCGAATCTTTTCTCCGCTAACTTCTTCAAAGATTAGATCACCAAGCTCACCGCACTCTTTAAAAGATTCTAATTTGTAAAGAGAAACAAAATGTTCTAAGTCCTTAAAAGTAAATCTGTTTTCAAAGTCAAGAATAATCCTACGAATAATCTTACCTATAGAGCTATGATAACGCTTATTAGGATTCCAAAAGTCTTCTTCTAAGTTTACTCCCATCTTTTCAAACATAGCTCCTCTAACACTGCCTTGAAGCATATAACGAATAAATAGTTTAGATCCAATATAGGCATTTGGTCTACTATATCCTACAGCTCTAGCTATAATGTTATGGCGTTGTGCTGTTGCTTCAACAATAGGATAGATTGCTTCAACAAAGTCACGGATTCTAGACTCTATCAATTCTATGTTACTAATCTCAGACTCTTTAAAATACATAAAGTCTTGATAAATAGATATTGTATCAGTGTTTAAGGTTTGGTATCCGTGATTAAGAAAAACTTCTGCTGTAGTGCTATCGTTCTCTACTTGAGGAGGCCAATCTGAATCATGACCACTAAACATTTCAAAGCCTGCAGGATTAATATCGCAAGTAAATTGATTTAGTTTATAAATCTTTCTTTCTTCGTTTGTAATCCTTTCTATTCTGGGAATATCCAAATAACTAATGTAAGAGGGATTGTCTCGGCTTATACCAATATAATTGATATTAAGTCCTTCAATCTCTTGTTCATTCAATTCTACTAACGCTTTAGCAATAGGAGAATCTATTCTGTTAAGTTTGTCAATCAGTACTTCGTTTATTACTAATTTCATAATTTTGGTTTTTTAATTAATTTTTAATTGGTTTTTTTCTTTGAGTTCTTGGTTTTTGTTTAAAATAAAAAGGGGAGCCATCTCTGACTCCCCTCAAACACTATGAAAAATCACAACTCAATCGGAGCTGTTTTCTCTTGACACTATGCAAGTATACTTATCGTTATAGAATCTTATTTCTCTAACAAAAGTTCCGTATTCTTTCATAGGGTATTCTTTTAAATACTTTTCAATTTTAGCTTTTAGTGCTTCTTCTGTGTCTGCTGAAAGTTCTATGTAAATCATAAATCTAGCAATTAGTGGTTAAATCCAAGGTTCGTTTTTGATGTACTCTGGGTTTTTTCTTCTAATAATAATGAAGTGGTAATAACCATAAGGTCCTTTATACAAATCTCCTACGTGTTTTTGGTCTACTTGATGCCAGGTATCTGTTGTGTAATCATAGTATTCATCGTTAACTAAGATCATATCATCTTCAGTCAACATGTGGTACATCGGGTTGTGAGAGTCGCGAATCATAGTTGTTTTCTTCTAAAGTTATTTCTTTTGGCAAAGTTAATGCAATTTCTCTAAGTTTCGCTTCTTGTTGAGCTTCTTCTAGTTCAATTGCTTCAATTTCGCTATCTACAATGTTTTGTGGAAGAGGACCTAAGATTGTTTCAAAGACTGGATTTTGCCAAGCTTCTATTTCCAATCTTAAGTCTTCTGCCATTATTTCGGATTCAGGTTTAATCTGCATAATTACTTGTATTTTTGTTTTAGTTTTAACTCAATGTAGTGAACTCCTTTGTTATAGATTTCTTTGTCTGCTCCGTGATAAGATTTAGGAATCCAAGAATAGTAATCCATTCCTGCTTTTAATCCATTCCTATCTTGATAAGAGTTTACCATAAAATCTACTGAGTAAGTCCAATGCCTAAACCGAATGTATCCTTCGTGGTCTTTAAATCCAAAAAGATTATTAAATCTAGCCGAACTATTTGGTGAAAAGTTTCCTGATTCATATAAACCCTGAGCTGTAGTCTCGTAAGGATGAGTGCAACCCAACAGTTTAGTATATTCAAAGAAGTTTCTTTCAGTTAAATGGGAATCACGATAACTTATAACTTTAAGTTTTAATGCCATCGTGTCATACATTTTCATCATTAAACTATCTTCCGCTAAATCTCTGCATACTACAGGATTAATAGTCCTGTAAACAGTATGCAGAGATAAAGTGAAAGAAATGCCAAACAGAAACCAGAGCAATCTATTCTTATTACGCCACTTGGAGGTGATGTCCTCCACTTCTAGATTGTTTGTGATTTTTTTGATTTTTGCTTTCATTGGTAGTTTGCTTTCTTAGGTTTAAATGAAATTCATTAAAGACTTCTGGATCTACGTCACAACTAGGGTTAAGACGATGAAACCAATCTTCAAATCTTTCTGCTTCTTGAATTTCTTCTTCGTTAGAAGTAAACCAAGATTTAATTTTCATTATTAGATTCATTATTTTCAGATTTTAATTCTTTTAGATAGTCTTGAAACGTAGGATAGACAATTCCATCTTTGTTTGCAAGACGGCTACATTCAAATATATCATTAGAATGAGCTTCTTCAAAAGCTAACATAACAGGTTTAATGTTCTTTAAATCTTCTAAAGTAGCTCCGTTTTCTAATAAGTCGTAAATTGTTTCTACTGGGGTCTTAATCATAATTATTCTGCTGGGGTTACATCTGATTCAATAAACTCATAAGCTTTGCTACTGCCCATCATATTAAACTCATAAATGGTTGTTCCGCAGTAGTCGTCATCAAGTCTAATTTTAAACAGAGAAGTATTCTTAAAATAGGGAAGCATAATAGACTCTGCTAAATTTGCAGATAAGTAAACTTTCTTCTTGTCTGTTGACGTTACTCCTGTGTTTGAGAATGGTTCCCATCCACTAACTGTTTTAAATGTGTACTCTACTGTAGGGTTTTCTGTGCAAACATATCCTGTGTAAAGAAGAAGCAAAACTCCTCCATCAGACATCTTTGTCATTTTAATAAATTCTTTTCCTGTAGAACTATGACAGATAGCTACCCTATAAGGATTATCAAACCCATTCTCTACTGTTTTAATTGTCCATTGTGCTTTACTTTGACTAAGTAAAGACATTAAAATTAAAAATATGTACTTTTTCATTGTTATTTCTTTTTAAATTGTTCAAACCATTCATCATCAGCATCTACCCAAGGTTTATCTCCTCTTGTATCTTTAGTAAAAAACTTTAACATATCTAATACTTCTTCCTCACTATACATTATTTCTGCTTGCTGGTTAATAATAGCTTCATAAATTTTAACTTGATTTCTATACAAAATAGCAAGCTTGTTTTCTATTACAGAGAACTCACACATTGAGCTTCCTAAAACTTCTTCAAGTGTTTCTTGTTTCATCAGTCAATTAAAAATAGTAAGACAAACATTGCTATAGCCCAATAGTTATGTCCTGTTAAGACAAAAGTTATTAAAGCGGCTATAACTGTAAGATAAAATACTGCTCTCATAAAGTTTCGTTTTAATCTTGCTCTAATATGTCGTAATAAAGTTTATCTTGATAGATATCTAATACTTGGATTTGGGGAAGAAGAGTAAGCTTCCTAAGCTCTTTACTATATTGTTCTCTGCTATGAATAGGATAATCAATAGTTCTTTCTGCTACAATGTCTTTGATTTTAATTCTAACTACATCATAAGTTGTAATGTACCCGGAAGACTTTGCTTTTTCATAATCTGCTTCTGTTTCAAAAGTAAAATTATAATCTTTTTCATCAGAATCTTTTTCTAAATACCCAATAGGAAGAGCTTTAATCCATTCAGCTATTCTTTCAGCCCAATCTTCTTTTGGACAACGTGCTACTATTTCTCCGTTTACATAAACTCTCCATTCGTCTATGTTACTTACTGTGGCTTTTCTTACTTGTATGTTCATTTTAGTTTTTATCAATTAAATGTTGTAAGTATTCTTTTATAAAAGATGGATCATAGCCTCCTTGTTCGTAGAGATCTTCAATAATAACTTCTATTAAATTTTCAAAATCTTTTTTAAGATCTTGGTTCATGTCAGTTTCAATATTATTAAAATCAATTTCTTTTAAGTTTTCCATTTTGTTTTAGTTTTAATTTTTGTTTTTTCTTTCATCTATATAGCTGATTATAAATCCTACTGCTACAATAAGATTCATTCCTATTGAAGTTAAGATTTCTGTTAAATCGCTATATACGTTCATAGTTAAGTGTACATGTCCTACTACCCAGAATGGAATGGATAAGTTTTGACTTATCCAAACCACTAGGTAGCGTAACAAGTGTATAAGTTCTTTCATTAGAAAATATATCTAATAGTGTTCCAAAGAATAATTTCATCGTGTAGTTCTGTCCACTGATCAATGTAACCCGCTTTTAGGCGGTGTTTGTAGCGGATATTTTCGCCACCGTACTCTGATATTTTATTTTCTTGTATTTCAGGTCGCCAAAGCAAATGTTCGCCAGGAATATCGTGCTTTAAGTTAAACCAATGTTTCTGCTCATTATGAGTTAGAAAGATGACTTCTGCTTTAACTTTATCTTTATACTCAGGTTTGACTGCACGGTCTAATTGCATAAAGAGTTCTTTGTATGTATCTGTCCAGTTTTTTTCATAAATAACTGGACTAAAATTTACATGCACATCGTAGCCAGCTTCTATAAAACTGTTTATTGCCTCCATACGATTAAGTATAGGAGTAGTATTAGGCTCTAATAAATCCGCATAAGATTGTGGCATAAGACTAAATCTAATTCTAATCTTACCTTGGGGGTTGTACTCAAGTAAATTTTTATTTACATATTTGGTTGCAAATGAACCCATAGCCCTTGGATGGTCTTTAAAGAAATTGAAAATACGTTTCCAATCGTAAAATTTCGCATGCAAACAAAAGTCTTCATTACAAGAAATATCATAAGTTACTAATGACTCGTGAGTTTGATTAGGCTTATCCACAACCGCAAACATAGCGTGATTATTTATAGCCGTCAAAATATCTCCTATGTTAGTTGCAACAGTTAATCCTTCTGGTTTATGGCGTTTCATATAACAGTAAGAACAGTTATAGAGACAACCATAACCAAAAGAAGGACTAATAAAATCTGTAGAACGACCTGACTGTCTAATAAGCATTGACTTACGATTGATGTGTTCAACCATACTTCCTTTTGTTTCCATGAGTAAAGTTAGTGTAAAGACTTTACAGCAAGAATAAATCCTAATATTCCGCTAAAAATGCTACTAGTGACTCCTACAGCAAAAACAATAGGATGAGGATTCATAACAACAAGTTGATGAATACATAAATAGGAAAGCAACATAATTGTTACTCCCAAAAGTGCTTTAAAACTTTCAGACATGGGTTATTCTTTTAGGGATTGTAAATCTAGATTTAAGCCAATTTTCCAAAGTAAGGTAGTGATTGCGATAGCTGGTACGATACTCATAAAAGATTATCTCCCACATAAGATCGTTATCTACCAACTTTGCGTAAACTTCTCCTTGATAAAGAGAGACACCTTCATAAAATTCAGGATGACTAAATTCGTCTACTATTTCAAATTCTATTTCTGTTTCACAAAGATGTGCAGCAAAAGTATCTAATACAGCAGAATCAACAGGATGTACTTTTAATTCTTTTTCATCAAAAGAAATATACCACTTTCTATCTTGGCATTGTAATTTACCTTTCATATTTCAAATATAATAAAAACCTGGAGAAGAAACTAATCTTCCCCAGGCTACCTAATACAAATGATTTCTAATTAGAATACTTCAGAAGCTGCTTGTTTCAAAGAAGTTACAGACGCTTCTTTAAGCATAGAATCAATTGCCATATCCTTAACAGGAATATAAGCAAGAGTTATATCGTCAGAACTTCCGTCTTTGCGAGATTCAACCCACTCATACTTAAAATAAATAGGTTCTCCGTCAGGAGTAACTATTTGAGAGCCGTTTACGCCTGCTTTCTTGGGACGGAAATAATTTTCTGTAGCAAAACCTTCATCGGTAGTTTCAACAAGACGAATCCTGTTAGCAATACCGGTTGCTTCAAACATATCAATATTTATTTTGATATGGTTTTCATAACCTTCTTTCAAAGTATCTACATTGATACCAATTTGAGAAGCCACTTCTTCAGAGAAGCTTACAACAACAGTTCTGCGATTCTTGTTACCGTTCATAAAGCTGATTAAAGAAGAGTTTCCTCCTTTTTGTTCCATCATTACGCTTACAGGACGAACTTTAGCGTTAGCATTAATCCAAGCAGCAACTGCAATTACGTTTAAATCGTTAGTTTTCATTTTTTAATTTGTTTTAAATTGTTTTAATTTGTTTTTTAATTGTCTTTCTTTTTCTTGTAGTAATTTTTTCTTTTGTAAGGTCCTCTTTTAACTTTTGGTTTTTGAGGAGTTTCTGGTAAAACAGGTTTTGAAGCAAGATCAAAATCATCGTATTCTTTCAAATACTTTGATTCTTTTGCTTCTCTAGTAAAATTAATTGGTTTGTCTAAAAACCGAATAAGTAGATTGTCTATGGCAAACATAAACAACCAAATGCCTGCAACTGCAAAAGCAATTGCTTTCCAAGGATTAAAAGGATTGGATAAACCAATGTTAAATCCCCAGAGTACAGCAATGAATACAAGCAATAATGAAAGTATTCTTACTGCCCACTTTAATTTATTGATACTCATAAGTTAGGGTTTTATTTAAGTTACCCCTCAGCACTACCTGGTCGGGGTAACTATGAAATGCATTAGAATTCTCTGCCTACAATTTGTTTAGTCAAGTCGTTATATCTAATTAAGATACGACTCATCCAATCAATCTTTGCTTTGGTCTTAGCAGAGGTAATTTCAGTTTCTAATTGATTAGCGTGTTTTAACTTGTCAATACCTTTTTGGGTATATCCGCTAATAATTAGAGTGAGAGATTCTTTCTTTAATTCAGAAATTTCTAACTCAACAGATTTAAAATAATCATTTAAGTTAGATTCGATAATCTCTTCAAGAGTCTTAACAATAGGATTGTTAGCTTTTGGACTAACATACTCATCGGTAATTCTCCTGGGTTTAGTTTCAGGTTCAGGAATGTAATTCCTTTCTCTAACAGCAGTATAGACTTTACCGTCTATAATTACTTTCTTTGTGGGTTTAATGTACTTATTCATAGGTAGGTGTTTTTAAAATTGTAAGAATTTTCCACTGTAATACTTTCTGGTTGCTTTATTACAACCTTTAGTAGAACCGCAAGAAGTAACAGTAACCAAGATTAGTACAATAAGTACGATTTTCAAAATATTATTTTTCATAGTATGTTTAGTTTTAATTTTCAAATGAGTGTAGGTCTTACAAGGGGGCATTTGTTTGGGATATAAGTCCCTTTAAGCCTTGTAAGATAATTAGTAGCCGGAGGAGGAATCGAACCCACCGTTTCTGGAATGAAAATCCAGCGTCCTTATATCCAAATGGAAACCACTAGACGATCCGGCCAAATTTCTGTCAAACAGTTACTGAATATTTATTCCTCTAACTTGTCAAATAAATTATTGTAAAATCTGTAAATACAGTCAAAAACAAGAACCCCCATAATAGGAATTGATATAATCATAAGAATTTCTGCAACTGGATGAAACTCACTTTTACAGTGTTTAATGTAAGTCCATTCGTCAGGTAATAAAAATGGGCTTAAAAGTAAAAAGTAAGTAATAGTTGAAAATGTAAATTTTAATAATAGTTTTTTCATTTGTTTTAGTTTTAAATTTATTCAAATTCTTTACAATAAAATACTACTTTACCATCTTCGTAATAATCATCTATTACACCGTCTTTAGTTATGTAAACCTGTTCAAGGTCTTTTTTAACTATTGTTAAAACTACACCACAATCAGTCTTTATGATATGGTGTTTAATCGGCTTTTCACGATTAATTACATTGAAAACAAAAGTAGAATCATCCTTTGTAATAGGTCCAAATTTTGGATCAATACAAAGTTTTGGGAAACTATCAACTACCTTAGCAGTTTTAGAACTACAAGCCGTAGCCTGTAGTCCTAAACTGCACAAGATAATCAATCCCAGAGCACAATTGAGATTGAAAGTTTTCATAAAAATGCTTTTACTCAAGAGAATAAGATTTTAACAAGTTCTTTCTTCATATTCCTTGGCATCTTTCTAATCATGTCTTGAACGAATTCAAGACGGTCTTGATCAGTTAAATCAGTGCTAAAGTCACGCCTTGCGTTCTTTTGATTGTTCAGAGTAACTACGCCATTTGCAGAAGCTACTGCAATCATAGTGTCTCTTGAACGCAATTTAGCGTAATAACGAGCAGAGCAAGAGTCTGCTTTTCTTCCTAATTGTTCTGCTGATAACTCAAAAGAGTAAGCAAGATTGTTAGGGTAAAGTGATACATTCTGTAAAATCACTTTGTCTTCTTCGGGTTGAAACATTTTTCTCATGGTGTTTTTAATTAATTTTTAGTTTTTAGTTTTTTTTTAGTTTTTAGTTTAATAAGGTAATACTTCTTCGGTTATTGTAGCCCATTCTTCAACAGTTTTAGGTGTAGGGTTTAGACTTTCAATCCAATTTTTCATTTGATCTCTTAAATCTTGTGGCGAAGGATTGTTACACTTGCCTGACAATTGATTAAATTCAAATCCGTTTTGAAATAAACCTTTGTGGTGGTTTATTCCCAAAGTATAATTAGATCCTTGGTAATTAACACTAACTACAATAAAAGATTGAGAAAGAATACTGTTCCAATAGTTTGTGTAAACACAATGGTGCATCATTCTTCCTTCTTGATAAACTTCTTTTTGTGATTTAAGAAGTCTGCAACCTTCTGGAAGATTAAGATTTAACTTTTCAAGCCATTCAAGAGGTTCATCAGACAAATCTTCTGATTCTAAATCCATCAGTTGAAGAGTAAAGTTGTTGTGTTCTTCTTCAATTCGTTTTGTAGACCAATTAAAATCTATTTTAGATTCTAAAATAATTGCTTGGTCCATCATGTCAAACAAACTACTGTTATAGGCTCCGTTTTCAGCAAAATAAAGAAGAAAGTGGTCAAAGTTCTTTGCAACTTTAATACCTTTCAAGAAAAGAGTTTTGGTAAAGTGTCCTGAATGATTATTAATGGCTTTTAAGAAAAACGCAGGAGAACCTTGAACTCTGTAAGCTTTCAAAATTGCTTTGGCTAAATCAGTAGGATTAGTAATCTTTCCTGCAATCACTTTTCCAAGAATAGCTGGTGTAACATAATTAAAATACACTGTATGAAACCATTCTTGTCCTAAAGCTTTAAAGAATTCATAATTAACCGGAAATTCATTTAGTTTTTTACCAAACCAAATCTTCATCTTACCTTTTGGATCAACAGTAAATCCGCTTTTCTTACCTTTTTTAAGAAAATAAACTTTACCTTTTGAGACACGGTATTCCGTGTTAGAGTAATGGATAGTTCCATCTTCTCTTTTTAGAATAGAAGAAACAAAACAACCTACGCCTTGTATCTTCTTTGAATACGCTAAATTTTTCTTTACTCCTTCAGGCATAGCAAGAAACTCTTGCCACTCAGAATAAATTTTCTGTAATTCAATTCTTTGTTCCATAGTTTTTTAGTTAGTTTTTTAGTTAATCCCCATAAGGGAGGTGGGTTAGATTAAAAACACCTAAACCCACCTTTTGGACCGAATTTATCGGTCAATTTCTTAACATAGGCTTTTGCAGTTTGCTGCATAACCCCTTCGCTTACTCTCTCTGG